GCACACGCCGCGCTCTGAAATTTTCGCCCCGCCTCGCTTATCAGGCTCTTACCAGCAAATGCCACTTTGTTGGGGTGTCGCCAGTACATGTTCACGCTGGGCGGAAAAGGCAGTATTAGCTTCATGCCACCATCTCCCTGACCAGTTTTTCCGCCTGCTGGCGAACCTGCGCCAGAAATGCCTCACCACATGCCTCAAGTTCATCGCGCCCGATGTAGCTGATTGCCGGTCCCTTCCAGGTCTTGTCGAAAACAGCAATAGCACCAGCGAAGAAAGCACCTGTTGGCACCTGCTTTTCGTCTTTCGGGATAAACCAGGCAGGCAGTTCAAAACCAATACGCCCGCGAATAAAAGCAATATGATCTGCATCTTCCGGCCACCACACTTCGCTGGTGGCAGCTTTGATCAGGAAAACATAGCGCCCGCCTTTATCACGCATGGCACTGGCATGCTTCATGATGTAACGCATGCCGGTGATGTATTGCCCCTCATGCTGACTGGCGCGGCTGTACGGGGGATTGCCAAAGGCAGCACCTTTAAGCTCCGCAAGACGTTCTGACCAGTCATGCGCCAGCGCGTTGTCTTCCGCCGTGTAATACGCGGCACATTTGGCGTTATCACCGTCAGTGAACAGATCCAGAACAAACGGACCAAACAAGGTGTTAATTCCCCAGAAAATGTTGTCCGGCGTGCGCCACTGATCGCCCACTTCCTTCAGTTCATGGGCTGGTTTGTTCCGCAGTTCTACCAGCGCCTGGCAATATTTATTACTCATTAAGCCCCCACGTAAAAAGCATCCGCAATGTCTCCGGAAGTACAGCCCGGATGGGCTTCAATGAATTTCTGAACGTCATTTAACAGACTCATGATCACCCCCTGAATCCTGCCGGGATCTGGCTGTAGTCCACGTTGTCGTAACTGGCTTTGAAGTACGGGTCCTCACGTCCGGCTACAGATACCGCAGGAACTTCCCAGGATTCTTCGAAATGACGATCCGGACCAAAGAACGTGACAGCCTGTTTCACAAATTGTGTGCCGCTGTTACCCATCGCAGATACCCAGCCCGCGTAGCGTTTCACACCTTCCAGCATGGTTTCGGGTTTTACCCCCTCATTCAAACGGGCTTTCCAGGCTTTGAAGGCTGCAGATTTTGAATTGCCACCAGCACGTTTGGGGTATGCCAGCCATGCCTGCTCAAACTCCGGAGAGTATTCCGGTCGGTTTGAACGAACTCGCACAGACTCATCAGCAGATGCACCAACAGCTATTGGTTCATTGACTGGTTCTTTGACTGGTTCTTTGACTGGTTCAAAAGAGTGACTGGTTCTGGGTGAATCTCCTGCACTACCCCCTGGTGCAACTCCTGCACTACCTGGTGAATTTGCTGCACCAGATAGTGAATTATTTGCACTACCCCCTAGTGAATCTCCTGCACCATCCAGATGAAGGAGATAGATATTACTTGAGTTACCTTTTTCACCTTTCCGGGTGACTTTTTTTACCAGCCCGGACTCACAAAGGGCCGCAATATGATTCATCACAGAACGTTTGCTAATCTCGCACTGGTCAGCAATATGCTGGTAGCTGGGCCAGCACTCGCCCTGATCGCTGGCATTATCAGCCAGCTTAATCAGAACCAGTTTTCGCAATGGATTTCCCACTCGAATTTTCATCGCTTTAACCATCAGCTCCATACTCATGCAGCACCTCCGAGATGCTTCATGTTTTTTCCGGAGCAAAAGGCTATAAGCGGCATACTGATGCGGTAATTACGGCCCAGCGGTTCACAAATCACCTTCTGACATTCACGGTCAACCAGGCTAACACGTAGAACATGCCCTGCAGGTGTGGTGTACCACTGACCGGGGCGAGGACAACGGAAAGTCTGATTGGTAAACCGTTTGAAAATATTCCGGATCATTTACGCCCCCTTACCTCTGAAGAGTTCAGCGACGAATGAATAAGACGGGCAAGAAATGCCGCATCGTTAATTCGGTCATACAGACTTACAGCCAGCGGTGATTCAACTTTTGCCAACATAGGATAAAGCTGCTGCAGCCAGACCTGATGAATTGATGAAATGTAGGAATAGAGAACGTTGGCGTTATGTGCAACGTCGCTCGGTACAGAGGGCTTTGAAAGCTGTTTCTCCATCTGGTTAAAGGCATTGATGTATGCCTCTTTGAACTGGGCAGCACGTTTACCAGTGAAACCCATAGCAAGAAACGCAAAGCCGTCGCGGGTTATTTGATAGCAAGGTAGTTTGCGGCCTGTGCAATCGGTGTAATCACTCACCGAAAAATTGCGGGCAGTGAATGATGCGGAACATTCAAGCGTGCGGATCTTTTTCAGTACATCGTCATGACGTTTGGAGAAGAAGTTGGCAACAGCCAGGGATGAAGTAACAGCCTGACCATCAACGATGGCAATTTCAGGTTGAGTGAGGGTTGGGATCGTAGCCATGATGGCAGCCTCCGTTGACTGTGGAAAACTTCCACCACCGGAGCTGCGAAACTCACTGGTGGCAGACTGAACAGGGTTCGCAGTACCGGCGTCAACGGAGACCGGCGAGCCTTTCGGCTCCCCTGCCCAGCCCACCATAATTCTGGCGTGCGTGAGCGCGGACGATAAAAAAGACGCTGGCGCGTCGTATATCGCCGTTGACAATTCCGGGCTGCGACCCCCGGCACCCGCTTTATAAGGTGCCTGAACAGTGTAACGTCCCGGAATTCCAGAATCAATATGCTGGTGGTCCTTCACACTCAACAAAATCACGCCTGAATTTCCACAAAGGACTAAAGCACTCATGTGGGTAGTCTTTGCGAAGATAGATAACGCGCTGTGTTTCTGGCTCCCAACGAATAACATGAACATAAAGTCCTCTTCCGTCACGAAACCAGCGGTTAAGTTCCTGCACAACTCGCCCCCCACAGTCAGGTAAAGTTCTCTGTGGTTACTTACAGCCAGGTGATTTGGTAATCTGCATTCATGCCGTAACAACAGGTGTTCAGAGACGCTGACCACCAGCTGTTGCGACAAACGGTTATTTGCCGTTAAACTGTTCATGCGTTAGTTTCTCCACAACCAGAAGCAATCGACGCCACGACGCCCGGAGCTGCACACTCGCGGGCGTTACTCTTTTCCGGTGCACAAAAAACACGAAATAACAGTGTTAAATGCTCCTGCCACTTCGCCATTACTTGGTAGCTGTTCTCTTCGATTTGCTCACGCTCAGCCTGGTCAATAACTCCATCAGCAGTTGCCTTGCGTAAGTACTGGGAATGCTTGCCAATCCATTCTATTGACTCCATCAGCCGCTGATTAATGTCACCATTGTCAATGTCATCAATGACCACCAGCGGCACAAACACCCCATTACTACGACGGGCTATTGCATCTGTTACATGCCTGGTACCACTGGCATCCTGTAAAACCATGGCCCACTCAAGTGGAAAAATTTGATCCCCACCGCTACGCAGTCTGTTATGCAATTGATCTTTTGCTGGGGTGATATCATCAGATTTATACAAACCAAGAATTTCTGCTGCTTCCTCATAGCCATGAGGTAAATCAGCAATCGTTCTTCGTATTGCTGCCACCAGCCATGCTGGTTGTTTATCAACTTTCCATTCAGGTTCTTTACCCACGGTTAATTCCTCATTTCTGTGGTTACGTTTACGCAGTTGAACCGCTAACTTTTGAATAGCACTCAGGTAATCCATCATTTGGATTGGGGTAAATATCAGGACGCAGTTCATGAGGGGTCACGGACCAGTTTCCCAACTCACAAAGTTGTAAAACCCGTTCTGACGGGACTTGATTGTTAATTACCCAATTGGCGACGGATTGAGTGGACTTAAAACCAAAGCGACGGGCTACTTCAGATAAAGACTTTCCCGCAGCCTTTACTGCTTTCTCTGTGTAGTTTTGAGATGACATACCTTTCTCCTCTGAAATTCAGAGGGATGATGCTACTTAAAATAGCAAATTGCAACTACTTAAAATAGAAATGACTAGCGCGTGTGATGTGAGTAATCTTCTACCTATGGTAGAAGAACAGAAGTATCCAGATTTCGCCAAGAGACTAAACGAATTGATGACAATCAAAGGAATCTCTGTCACTCAACTCAAAAGTCTTGTGGGCGTTACATATGAAATGGCTCGTCGATACACAATCGGCGCAGCGAAGCCACGTGTCTCTGTCATGAGTAAACTTGCGTTGGCTCTTGGAGTATCAGCTTCATATCTAGAATATGGTGTTGGAGATAGAGAGGAATGTAAGGAAATGGCAAGCATCCCCAATCCAACAAAGCCCGATGTATACAGGATAGAAGTTTTGGATCTTAGCGTTAGCGCAGGACCTGGGACCTATATGCTTTCAGACTATGTTGATGTGCTCTACGCCATTGAGTTCACAACTGAACATGCCCGTTCTCTTTTCGGAAACCGTTCTCAGAATGATATAAAAGTTATGACGGTAAATGGAGATAGTATGTCCCCAACTCTTGTTTCCGGGGATCGATTGTTTGTCGACATTTCCGTTCGCCACTTCCAGACTGATGGAGTTTACTCTTTCGTTTACGGTAAGACTTTCCATGTTAAACGTCTACAAATGCAAGGCAACAAACTAGCTGTTCTTTCGGATAACCCCGCCTATGAGAAATGGTACATTGATGAGAAGTCGCAAGATCAGCTTTATGTTATGGGTAAGGCACTGATTCATGAGTCGATTAAATATAATCGACTTTAATTAGGCATCTAGCAATCGTTAAAGCAAACGAGCACAGATGATAAAAGATAAGGATAGAAAATCTTTATACAAATTTTATTTGGCACATTGGTCCATAAAAATGGATTAACACTGAGCTGTTACCCTAAGTAAGAAAAGATAAAGACCATATGTTATCTTTGGGTGCGTTACTAACACAAAAAAACCAAAATAAAACATAAATAATAGACAATTCTATACAACAGGATACGATAATGATTAATGAACGTACTGAAGCGACAGATGGGGTAGCAGATATGATTTCCACCAATACAAAATATTTAGTATGGAACAACAAAGGTGGTGTAGGAAAAACTTTTCTTACATATAATCTTGCCGTTGAGTTTGCTATATCTCATCCGGATCAAGATGTTGTGGTTATTGACTCATGCCCTCAATCAAACGTTTCAGAAATTATTCTTGGTGGCAATGGTACCGGGGAAGAAAATCTAAATAAATTGCGAGACAGAAATGTTACAATCGCAGGTTATATCAAGGAGCGTTTTAGCAAATCTCCTTTGTCTCGTTTAGGAAATGAATCTTCTTACTTTGTACGAGCCCATGATGTTAATGCAAAAATGCCAGAGAACTTATATATTCTTCCTGGTGATGTCGATCTTGATATCTGTTCACGCTTAATATCTCACATTGGCTCATCCCCAGTAAAAGAAGCATGGAAGAAAAGCCGATCTTTGCTGGTAGATCTAATAGCATCTTTTGAAGCCGATAAAAACATTTCTGACAGAGCAAAAACATTTTTTATTGATTGTAATCCAAGTTTTGCCAGCTACACAGAATTGGGAGTAGTCGCGGCAAATAGAATAATTATCCCTTGCACTGCCGATGCTGCATCAATTCGCGGAATAAAAAACCTTGTTAAACTTATTTATGGAGTGTCTATTGACAAGTCAGAACAAGATGAAATGTTCTTAGATTTCAACAAAGAAGCAAAGCAAAACCTTATCGAACTACCTGAACTACACCTTTTCGTACAAAACCGCTCAAGAACTAATGAAAGTGATGCAGCAAAAGCATTCAAATCACATGCAGAAGAGATCAAAAGAATCACGGATGACCTGTTAAATACACATCCTCATCTGTTCACAAATGTGGCTACTTTCGAGAGAGTTCAAAATGTCAAAGATGGTAATACTCTTGCAGCAATAATAAACCATGAGGGATGCCCTTTAAGTAGGCTGCAGCATAAGAGTTACACTATCTATGGTATGGCGACCCAAGCTAATAGAGCACAAATTGAAGCACTAGAATCTGATGTTTCAACAGTAGTCAAGTGTCTGTAATACAATAACCATGATTTAGAACGAACATAATTCTCGCCCGACCAACCGGTCGGGTTTTATACTCGTAGCCTGCTTAATAACACTGTTCCTGACCCGTTGTATCCATAGTTCCCACTATTTTCCCCCAAATTATTACTATCTAATTAACCTAATAATTAAACCAAAACAAAAGACACTCGATATTTTCTATACGTAACTACGCCACATCACCCCATCTGTGAAAAACCTTTTAATTCATAACGTTATATAGAAAACTAAAAATTAAATACACACTTCTACTTTTTGTTGTTGATTTTTGCTACTTTTAGTAGCATCATTATCTGAACAAACAACAGACTGTTGTTAACGAAAGGTTGGTTGTAACACGGCGTATGGCACATGCGTCGTTAGCGGTCTGGGGACGTTAAAGGGGACAATCCACTCCTTGCTCGGGCAAACAAACCAGGTAGCCGGAATGTGCAAGTCAATGAGGATGCTGATAAGACGCCTAACCAGCGTGGCGATTCGGTTTGACGCCTGGGAAGAGACCAGGGTGCAACGATGAGGGCATTTATGGAACCGCGACAAAGTGTGGTGCCGTAACTGGCTAAGTGCTCTCAGCGTTGTGGTGAATGCGCAGGCTGATGCGCGAAAGACATTGCAGCTATTGCGGAAAAGAGCTGTTCGGCGGGGCAATTAAACGCCCGTGAGAGTCTGAAATAACCGCAAGCCGGAGATCAGCACCGGTCACCACAACAGCCACTGCTTTGGCGGTACCAGTTTGTACACTTGCTTCCGGCTGGTACCGCTCTTTTTACAAAACAGAGAAGAGCATCACCGGACGACGGGCTCATAACCCAATCCATCCGGGCGGCTGCCACCGCAGGTGTTCTTCTCTGTTTTGTGGAGAAACTAACCGACCTTGCAGGGTCGATATGATGAGGAGCAGCAAAATGGCTAGCGAACGCAGTACTGATGTGCAGGCATTTATCGGGGAGCTGGACGGCGGCGTATTTGAAACCAAAATCGGCGCAGCTCTCAGTGAAGTCGCTTCCGGTGTGATGAACACGAAAACCAAAGGTAAGGTCTCGCTCAACCTGGAAATCGAACCATTTGATGAGAACCGTGTGAAAATCAAACACAAACTCTCATATGTTCGCCCGACTAACCGCGGGAAAATTTCCGAAGAAGACACCACCGAAACGCCGATGTATGTCAATCGCGG